CATCATCCAGCAGGTCTGTGACTTGATCCCGTTTTTGGGAGTTATACATTTCCAGTAAACGAGACTGCTGATAAACAGCGTCAGTTATGATGACCCAGTCAAGGCTGTCATAGTTTGCCTTAGCGAGATTGTTGCGCAGTTCTGTAAGACGATGCTCTGTCTTAACGATTTTAGCGCTGAGTTCTGCAATTGAGGCCATAAGAGCTCTCCTTTGAGTGAGACGATAGCTACAACACCATGCTGCAGCCCAAATCCCCGCACGGAGTGCGTTCATGACCTATGGGACTAGAGATGTGGGTGAGAGAGACACACAGAGGCTGAGACGGTGCGTGAAAGGTGTTAAGGGTATTTATGGAGTGAGAGGGGTAGAGACAGGGATTAGGGGAATTAGAATGATTCTAAGTTATCAGGAAACAGTGGAGAATAATCTCTATCTCTATCCTCTATCTAACCCTGTGTTTTAATGTGTTAAAAAGAAATAGACCTGCCCCTTGCGGGACAGGCCTGATGATACGCTTAGTTTGCTTCTTGGAGTTCCTTGAGCGTCTTCTTGTGACGTTCTTTGATTTGGCGGAACAGTTTGTTGAGCCGAGGGTTTGCTTCAAGCTTCGCTTGGATGCGGTCTTGTTCCTCGGCAATTTCGATGGCTTTGCGGTTGACGTAGTTTTCGCTACGATCCATACGGTTGACGGCTGCGTCGAGGATTGCATCGTCCTTCCAGTTGGATGTAGTTGTTACCAGTACGCTAAGCGAGTGGTCTGCTGAGGTGACCACCTTATCGATTGCTCCGACAGCGTGAGTTACGGTGCCGAAGATGGATGAGCCTGCGTTATCCGCAGAGGTGAGTATTTGAGTCATGGTGGATCCTCCTATATCATGACGTTAATGGTAGGTAGCTACTTCCTACCCGGATCCCATCACGGAGTGATTGTGTTAATAGGGGGGGGGAGTATTTCATTTTTCCCCTTTTATCCTTATAACACTGTGATCAGACATAACTGAGCAAAAATCTAAATAGGCGATCTCTTCAGACACTCTAAGTTGTATCTACAACATGAGCCAATGAACCACTTGACTGCCCCTATATATAGGGAGTATAAGTGTATAATCCCTTTTAGAGGTTTAAGAAGTTTATATCTTAAACAAACCCGGCTGCCGCCTGCGGCTTCGCCGGGTTTGTTTATTAAAAGAGAGTATAGTATCTATTATACTCCCAACCCCTGAAGAGATCCAATTTCCAAAAATAAAACCCCAAACAACCACTCTTACGGTTGCATGTTTTTATTGGCTCAAAAAGCAAACTAAAGAATACCTGGTTGACGAATCAAGAAAAGGGATTCACAAATCAGTATAATCATGGGTATATATTAGAGGTCACAGTAAAAGGTAGACCTCATACAATGCTTACAACTGAAAATCTGCTAAACGCGCTGCCTGTCAAATTCAAGTCAGCTGCGACGCAGTCACTAGCAGATAAGTTAAATACAATTTCCAAAGATCCTATTGTTGCTGAGAGTGTTCGGGAGAACTTTATTACCTATGCCTCTGTGCTGCAGACTGGGAAGTACAAGCTTGAAGAATATTTGAACGCTGTAAAATATGTCAGCTTTAAACATATGGGGCTGACGAACCAGAGGTCTTATCAGAACACCTTTCCCAAAAGACATCTAAAGCTGGTGTCAGAAGGGCGCACTGATAAAGAGATCTCTGCATATGTAGCAGCCTATTCGAAGACAAAGCTTGTCACAGCGATCATGGAGCAGAGCTTAATTCCCATGTGGCTGCTGCACACGGATGCGTATAACAAAGCAGTCGAGACACAGGTAGAGTTGATGCTCACTGCCAATTCAGAGAAGGTGAGGAGCGATGCAGCCAACTCTGTGCTGACACATCTGAAGCGGCCAGAAAACAAAACTGTTGATATTAACATCGGAGTACAGGAATCTGACTCCATGAAAGAGCTCAGGGACATGATGGGCTCAATGGCTCAAAAGCAGCAGGAGCTTATTAAGTCTGGCGTTTCTACAAAGCAGATAGCAGAGCAGAAGTTTGGTGGTTCTCTTGGCTCAGGCCAAAGCAAAGCAAACCAAATCATTGACGTTACGCCTGTAAAAGAGCCAAGTAAATGAAAGACAGCGTAAATCATCCTGTGCATTACAAGATGGGAAATAAGGAAACCATCGACACAATCGAAGAGATGTTAGGGCAGGAGGGCTTTACGGCTTATTGCCAGGGAAACATCACCAAATATATCTCGCGCTTTCAGCACAAGAACGGTGTTGAAGATCTCAGAAAAGCAGAATGGTATTTGAAAAGATTAATCATGCTGCACAAAGAAGTTGAAAAAAAGAGGACCGCCCAATGACAAAAGCTAAAAAATCAAAGCAAACCAAAGCAAAGAAGCAACCGAACAAAGCAGCAGGGAAGGGGGCTCATTGGACAAAGATGGAAGTTGCTATGATGCTGGCGCTGTTGAAAAAAGACAACTCGGCTGTTGAGATTGCTAAAAAGCTGGACCGGCCTCTTAAATCTGTTGAAAGCAAAATCTACAGAGAACGCAAGAAGCCTGTTGAAGTGAAGCCTGCACCAGAGCTCGTTGTTGAAAAACCTGTAGAAGAACCCGTTGAAACGCCTAAGCCGGTCAGTAAATGGGAAGCGTTCTTTAATTGGCTCCTCGGCACAGGAAAATAGCACAATGCTGCAGCTAAAAGATAACGACTTACCATCGTTTGAAGAAGCAGACATTGAAGCTGCTCTGGCAGCCACTGGGCTCATACGTCAATCTGTTGATGACTGGCTCAATGACGTTAACTACGAAAAGCTTAATTCTGGCTCTTATGTGCCGACAGAGTTTGCACTGCATTTTGTGAACTTTATTAAGCTGGTCAATGGCACAGAAGGGGAGCAAAACACCTCTCCTGTTGTGCATTACAGAATGCTCGACCAGATTGCAGGAACTAAAAAGCGTATTGCAAATCTCTGCGCACGCGGCATGGCAAAGACCACCTTGATGGCAGAATATCTGGTTCTGTATATTGGGGTATTTGGAGAAATCCCTGGCTTTGGGAATGTCGAAGGCATGATCTATATCTCGGATTCCATGGAAAACGGGGTCAAGTCTCTCAGAAAGAACGTAGAGTTTCGCTACAATAACTCAGAGTTTCTACAAAAAATGCTCCCTGACGTGCATTTCACCGATGCCTATATGGAGTTTAACAATCTTGAAGGCCACAAACTTGGTGTTCGTCTATATGGCGCCAAAACAGGCCTTCGTGGAACTAAAATCTTTGGGAAACGTCCTGTTTTAGCTGTTCTGGACGATCTGGTGTCTGATGATGACGCCAAATCCAAAGTGGCAATGCAGGCCATTAAAGACACGGTTTACAAAGGCGTTGATTATGCGCTCGATCCAAGACACAGAAAGATCGTGTTCAACGGAACGCCCTTTAATAAGAACGATATTTTGTATGAAGCTGTTGAATCTGGCGGCTGGCACGTCAACGTCTATCCGATCTGTGAAAGGTTTCCGTGCAGCAGAGAAGAATTTGCCGGCGCCTGGGAAGATCGCTTTACATATGACTTCGTCTTTGAGCAATACCAGGTGGCGATAGCCACAGGAAAGATGGACAGCTTTCAGCAAGAACTTATGCTGCGCATTACATCTTCAGAAGAGCGGCTTGTCCAGGATGATGAGATCCGTTGGTTCTCTCGGCAGACCTTGCTCGACAACAAAGACCGATTCAATTTCTACATCACCACAGATTTTGCAACCAAGGCCAAGCAAAGCGCAGACTTTAGCGTTATTTCTGTCTGGGCGTATAATGCCAATGGCGATTGGTTCTGGGTAGACGGGATCTGCCAAAAACAAACCATGGATCGCAACATCGATGACCTGTTTAAGCTCACACAGCAATACAGACCTGAAGCTGTCGGCGTGGAAGTTTCCGGGCAACAGGGCGCATTTATCAATTGGATCCAACAAGAAATGATGCGCCGGAATATCTGGTTTAATTTTGCGAGCGGTAAAAACGGATCTCCGGGCATACGCCCAGAGATCGACAAGCTCTCCAGATTTAACGCAGTCGTGCCATTGTTTAAGGCAGGCAAGATGTATTTTCCGACTGAGATGAAAAGTTCAAAGATTATTGGCGAGTTTATGAACCAACTGACTTTGTGCACAGTTTCAGGTATTAAAGCAAAACACGATGATTGCATTGATACAATCTCAATGTTGATGTATCTTAATAGTTGGAAGCCCTCTGAAGACTCTACAATGTCCCGGAACGAAAATGGTTTATGGGAACTGGATGATGAGTTCGGAGACGAAACGCTTAACATCCAATCTTACATTGTTTGAGGTGCTCCATGAACGTAAATCAGCTATTTGAATTTTTGGCAGTAGGGGAGCTCAGCACGCTTTCTGTAGCCGATAAAGACCTTGGAACTCTTAAGTATTCTGAGCATCCTAGGTTCATTCGTTATCTAAATGACGCGCTTACTTTGATCTATACGAAGATGGCGCATAATAAGGATTATGTTAATTTTTCTCTCGTAGCAGACCAGAGTATATACGCTTTACAGCCAAGTTTAGCAACTGATATCCTTAAGATAATATCAGTACAAAACCTCGATTACGAGTTTGTTGAAGACCGCTTTTACGCAATAAACGACTTTGAAGCAGCACATTCTGTACGCACGCTGCAGTATGACACATTGTTCTTCCCTGTTGTTGTTGCAGATCAAAACATCTCTGTAGAGTACCAGGCTGCGCATCCAAAAATACCAACAATAGATTACGGTGCTGTCACAATCGACATTCACCCAATCCTTGAAAGTGCTGTAACATCGAAAATAGCAGCTTCGGCGTTTATGGCTTTGGGCGGTGAAGATGCGATGAGCAAAGCTGCAACTTACATGAACGATTTCAACACGACATTGCAGTTGGCTGAAGCTGAAGACATGGCAGAAGTGACCTCTATTGAAAGCGCAAATCGGTTTAAAAACTTTGGGTGGCGCTAAATGTCAGTAGAAGACGACATCACACAGCTTCAGGCTGATGTAACGGCATTGCAAGGCACGTTGGAGACAATCCGGCAATCTTTGCAAGACCAGATAGATTTAAACGAAGTTGGCGTTACAGACGCAGACACCACTGCTGATGCAGCAGTTGTGGATACAATTACAAATGCCCAGGATATATCAGCGCTCGATACGACGTTACGTTTGTATATCGACAGTAAAGTTGCCTTAATGCGCTCTAATATCACTTCTGATTTTTCCACAACTCTATCAAGCGTAGCGCCTCAGATCGAAAGTGATGTGACTACAAGTTTTAATTCACAAATCACAAGCGTAAACGCAACAATAACCACACAAGCAAGCGCAGCAGCAAGTTCAGCCTATGACGCAAACCAGTCTTACTTAAGCGCAAGCTCTGTGTTTACCAGTTTGGTTCAAACAGACATTCCAGCCCTTCAAGCACGCGTAACAGCGACTGAAGGAGATATCCAAACCCACACAAATGATTGGACATCCCTACTCTCTCAATATGGCTATACGTCAATTCAGCAAGGCTTTGATGCACAGGTCATTTCAACAAACAGTGCAATCGCAACAGCGGCAACTAATCTGCAAACGGCAATTGAAGACCCGGCTGGAACATCTGTGGGCGCCCAAGTTGCCACACAACAACTTGCTATTACGGATTTAGAACAAGGCGTGCAGGCAGGGTTTTTAGTCAAAGCCCAGGTGGATGCAAACGGGAACCCAACGGCTGTGTCTTTGCTGGAACTGATCGCTGCAGACGGAACAAATACGCAGCCGGTGTCTATTGCAAAACTGCAGGCTGATGAAATTTTGCTCGATGGGACTGTCACCGCAAAAAAACTGGTAATCTCAGATTTTACCGATTACGCGCAATTACCCAAGTTTGAAAACGCTGACTGGGATGATCACTGGACATTGGTTCAAACCTATGGATCGGTCAGTTTAAGCGCAAACACCGGGTTTTTAGGCAACAACGCTTTAGAGTTTGCAGCGTCATCCACATCAACTGCGCATGTACGCGCGCAAACAACAATAGATGTAGAACCAAACAAACAGTATCAGGTTGAGATGTGGGCTCGGCGCTCTTCTAATTATGCGCCAAAATCTGGAGGGACTTGGGGTGACAGCTATTTAGAAGCCTATGAAGGTACAACAACAACAGCGCTTACCTTTACATTAGACACACTTGCAGGAACAACAACGACAGCTACGAATGTTGATTTAGACCCACAACAAACCAATCAAACAGATTTTTACAAAATCTCTGGAATGATTGATGTCCCGGATGATGTAAATCAGGTCACTTTTAAGTTTACATCGCCGCATTCAGCAGGCGTTTTAAAGCTTAGTAGCCTCAAAGTTATCAGCAAACTCGGCGGCGAGCTCGTTATTGATGGGTCAATCACCAATGCGAAAATTGCAGACACGATCCAGTCAGCCAACTATTCAGCAGGCTCAGCAGGTTGGAAAATTGATAAAACTGGAGACATCGAGTTAAACGATGCCACCTTTCGAGGAACGCTCGACGTTAGATCTGCAACAAGCGGTCAACGCATGGAAATAGATGGAGATCAAATCAAAGTATACGACAGTTCTAACGTTGTCCGTGTGAAGATAGGAAACCTGTAATGAGCTACGGCTTAGAACTTAGAAACTCTAATGGGGACGTTTTTTTCAGCACAGAAAGCACGACCTGGAATTTTCTGGGCTCTTTTATTGCGAACGCTAACTCTCAAGCGTCCACGACCATTAGCGCTATTAACCTTGTCACTGATACTTTAGTGCAGCGGTTATTTGTCGATCAAGTGCCTGGCAACCAAGAGGCTTATCTTCACGCGGTCAGTATAAGCGGAACAACCGTAACAGCTTCGACAGGTACATCATCTGGAAAAGTTAAAACCCTTGTTGTGGTTCTGGGAAGATAACGTGGCTTACGGTATTTCAGTTAAAAACGCGTCGGGGCACATTTTAATCTCAAATGAGATTGAGTCTTTGCACTTTGCAGGACAAGCAACATACGACAGTACCCCTTACACTGGGCTGACATCGTTTCCAAACTACAGCAGCAGTGATCCGCAGAATGTTCTGTCCGGGAGGTGCATAACCCGTTACCGAATTTACATATCAGGTACTCCCGTATTTTTTATTAAGCCAGATGACTATACCCGATATCATGGGATCATAAACCAATGGGAATCGGGCGGATACTGGTACGTGGATGTTATTCAATCAGGCGGAATAGAAGATCGAGCCGATGTCTATGCTTTTGTAAAGCCTTCATCATTAACACCAAGCGGCTCTTACGGAATACAGACACTCCTTTCAAATGGAACAAGCGCATTTGATAGCCGCTTAAAACCTCTTGCTATAACTTACGCTGCTTCTATGACGCCTCCTTCGATACCGTGCGATGGCGGGCAGCCAACCGCGCAGTCCGGGTACGCGTGGAATGACACGGATCTGGACCATGATTTTACATCTGATGACACGTATTCTGAAAATACCAGTAGCACGCTTAATTCTAACACTGACCTCATGTTTTCGGCCCCTTCTACAGCGCAAGCTGTTTATAGCCGTGTTAAATACGGACACAAAGTCTCCTATGGGTTTTTCAACACGCAACACCACTATTCAACAGCTATCTGGTGGGCGATGTATCACCAGGCATATAAGCTTTTAAGTGGTAAAGTTCGGGCAGGCTGGTGTCCTTACGCTGCAGGGTTCTACTTCTATTCGGTATACCAATCAGGCGGTTGGTTCGGGCAAGGAGGCGGGTCGGCTGTTACTGGCAGTGCGCCTTATAATGACAAAACTATTAACCTTTCGGCTAACACAATAATTGTCGCAAATGCAGGGCATTACACATAATGACTTGGTTAGAAGTACAAAAAGGTCGAGTATTCGTTAACGGGGGCCAAGTTATTGAACAGGGCGCACAGTATGTTTCCGCGCGCGACCCGCAATTTGCAGAAAACGAGCAAAAGCCCGATTTTAAGTACGAAAGCACATCAAACGATGCGGTAATAACGTACGTCATAACCCCGATGAGCGATCCTTTAACAAACTGGGAAGCCAGGATCACAAATACTGAAACGGGGACTGTGACAACTAAGTATTTTGAATCCTCCCGCCAAGTACGACGTGCGGCAATTCGATATGACACTGGCTCCGATTACGAAGACTACGATAAAGCTCCGCAGGTAACGTGGTGGCTTGGACGCAGCTGGATCGAAGGCGGCGAAGAAGAATTGTTTTTCCATATCGACAACCGCGCCATGCTGGACACGGTAGCTGCGCACTATAGTCTGCCTGCCCCCTACCCGACTGAGCTTGTCGATGTGCTAGATAATAATACCCATAAAATTAGGTTTAAGTCTTACGATTTGAACCAGGCAGGAGAAGGAAATTTTGTAGAATTGGTTGTAGGAGGCGTTGTTTTCAGCCAAGGGGCTGCGACAATGCTCAAACTATACGAAGTCACGCGTTTAGCGGAGTCAGAATAAAATGAAGCTCTTAATGTGTTATAACCACACCAAAAACCCACCCTGCCCTAATAAGGTATTTATTTTTTTAAAAGCATCAGTTAAGATGCCCCAAGCGCACCACACCAAATCAAAGCATAGCTTTATAGTTTGGTAGTGCAAAAACCCACCCAGATACACAAAGGAGCCTCTCATGGCCTCAATCTCAGATTACGTGCTTGACGCTGCTCTGTCTAAATTGGACACAGAGGCGAACGCAATTCACATCACTTCCCAGGAAGCAGCCACTTACACAGAAGCCACAAGCACTTACACGCTTGGCTCTGCAACAACCATCTCTATTGGCACGCCTCAAAATAGAACAGCTTCTGGCGGCGGCAGAGAAGTTGTTCTTGCAAATGTCACTGGCGGAAACGTAAGCGCAGGCGGCACTGCAGATACGTTTGCAATCGTAGACACGACAAACAATCGTTTGCTGGCAACAGGTGATCTTGCAACAAGCCAGACTGTCGCATCAGGCAACACGTTTACCTTGACCGGAATTTCTATCGGCATCCCTGACCCAACATAAGGTGTAAGGAGATAACACATGAGTCTTTCAGACAGCATGGAAACAAAAGCCCTAAAGTGGCTTTTTAAACTAGAAGCCGATGAAGGCAATTCATCACTGCGCCCCGTCTCATGGTGGGTCGCACTTTGTACATCTGATCCCACAGATACGGCGCTTGGAACCGAATGCACAGGCACAAACTATGCACGAAAAGAAGTAGCATGGACAGTTTCAGGCAACAGCGCGTCAAACACAGATGACATTGAATTTGCAGAAGCTGGATCAGGCGGCTTTGGAGCAATCCAGGCTGTTATGATCATGCCGGCTTCTACTGGCGGTACTGCCTCTAACATGATTGCTCATGCGCAACTGACTGTCGATAAAACCATAAACCAAGGTGATATTTTTAAGATTCCTGCGGGCGATCTGGTGATCGACATCGATTGATAAGGATAGGCTATGGCAATTCTCACAGACTCTATGGAACAAAAGCTGCTCGATCATATCATGGGACAAGCAGAATATACCCGTCCAGGCAATTTATATATGGGCTTAAGCACCACGGCTTTTACGGACAGTGACAGTGCGTCTGCTGCTTATGCGAAAGAACCTTCTGGTAATGCTTACGCCCGTATAATGGTAGACAATAAGATTTATTATAATTCTGCTAACGAAGATTTGCGAAATACTTCATCTATAGATTGGGCTGAAGCCACTGGAGCGTGGGGAGACATTGAATACTGGGGCATTTTTGATGGCAGTGCCAGCAGTGACGATCTTGTTATGCATGGATCGTTTAGCTCTGCGACCACAGTAAGTTCAGGAGATCAGTTTCGGATAGCTACAGGCGATTTTGAGATTAACTTTCCTGCTGCGATCTATCACGGTAATTTTAACTCTAATACTAATTATGCAAATTGGCGCGAGCAGATTGGGTATTTATTAGGATTTGACTGGAATGGCAGTCAAAATGTCAACGAACAGTTTTTATTCCGCACCAGCACTGATTCTGGTTTTGAGCATGACAGCCTATACTTAGGCGTAAGTGCTGCTGCATTTCCTACATCTGGTCTTAGTAATCATGAAGTGAGTAAGTCTGGAACAGCTTATGACAGAGTTCTTTTAAATAACACTTATTTTGGTAGTGCTGCAACCAGTTCTGGGACAACCACAATTACGAATACAAGTGCAATCGTGTTTCCAGAAGCCACCGCTTCTTGGGGCAATATCAGCCACTTTGCTATTTTTAGAGGCAGTGGCGGTGTTGATGATCATAGGGCTACTGGATCCTCTGTAGCGAGCAGTTATGTTAACTCCATTTACCCTCTCATTTCAGGCGCACTAACAACTACGAAAGCCGTAGGCAGCGGGGACAGGCTTCGTTTCGGAATTGGCGATCTGGTTATCACAGCAAGTTAGGACTAGCGAATAATGGTACAATTTGCAGATCGAGTTAAAGTCTCTACCTCAAGCACAGGCACAGGCAATATAGTTTTAGGTTCGGCTGAATCGGGCTATCAGGTTGTGCCTTCGTCTTTGGATGGTGAGACACTTCGGATAGTGATTGAGGAGGGTTCCGCATGGGAGATATCCTCTGCAACATATACCCACAGTTCGACTACTCTGAGCAGCAGAACTCTTACTAGCTCAAGCACTGGCTCACTGCTGAATCTATCTGGATCAGCTAAAGTATTCATCAGCCCTAGTGCTTCTGATTTGCAGGAGTTGGTAGATTTCTCCTCGACATTTACCCTACCAACTTCCGATGGTACGTCAGGTCAA